GCCTACATTCGTTTTTGCCGTGGTCGGCCTTCTTGTGCTCTCGTTTGCGATTGTGGAGTCCTGGCCGTGGTGAATACGAATGTAGGCGCGCGCTTTGGCCGGCTCACGGTGATTGCCATGGTTGGTCGCTGGCGGGATTGCCGTTGTGATTGCGGGGCTGAGCTTAGCCGGACGGTACGGGACCTGCGCCGCGATAAGGCTCACATGTGCGGGACTTGCCGGGGGCCAACCCCAAAACGCACGTTGCCGGGGGCGCGTGCCAAAAATCACGTACCGAAGCGACGCTGTAGGCTCTGCGCCGGGCTCTCCTGGCGGCGGAGGCCAATGGGGTGTCCGTGGTGTGGAGAACCACACGCCCCCGAGGCGCCCGTCGCGGTCCCCGATTGTAGCTCACATGATGCTTTCGGGGGGCGGTCGCTGCCGTCGACGTGGAGTCGAGCTTGACCACGGCCCCTCCCCCCGAGCCTGTTTGCTGGCGTTGCGGCCGGCCCACGGACATGCTCGCCCTGCGCGGGCGCCCGAATGAGATGGGTTCAAGATGGGCCTCGGAATGCGGAGATTGCGTGAGCCACGATCCGCCTCTGGCGATCGCCCCGGCTCCCGTCATCGCCCGCCCATCGCTATTTTGGCTGCCAACGAGGCTGCGGGTGGTGCGTGATGGTTGATCTCGTTCAGCTCGTGCTCATCATCGGCGCTGCCGTGGTGGTCGCGGGCGCCATTGTGATGCTCATGTTCCACGACTAGCCGGAACCGCCAAAATCAGCCAGGCCCCCGCCTTGGCACTTGCGCCCCCCCAGCTTCGGCTCGGGGGGCGTTTTGGCTTTTGTGGCTCAGCCCAAGGCTGCGCCCTGAAGGGGGCTTGCCCGCACCGGCACGACTGGGCCATAGTGCCCACATGCACGACCCCGTACCTGTCGCCCTTGCCCTGTTCGTTTTTCTCGTCGCTGGGGCAATCCTGTGGGGCACCCTGCGGGCCCGGCGCCCCCCCACGCCCGTCGATGAGGTAATCGCGCGCGAGCCAACTTGCATCATCTGTGGGCCGCGGAATCCGACGGCTGCCACCGAACCGCGCATCATCATCCGTTCCGATGAGGGCTTCTGGGCATGGGTGCGCTCGAAGCTCGGCGCCCCCGCCCGCTACGTCATCGACCGTGCTCGACTCCGCACGGCGTCGTTCCCGTTTGATGGCGAGGAGCCGGCGTACTGTGTGCCGCACTTGGCGGTCGCGCTCGCGGAGGCCCACGCCGAACTCGCGGGCGTCGAGCACCGTCGCCGGAAGGCCGTGAAGGATGAGGAGGTCCGGCTGGCTCGCTTCGAGCTCGTAGGCATCAATGAGCAGGTTCTCGAGGCCGTGGGCGAGCACGATGTGGCCCGCCGAAAGGGGCGCGCGCCGGCCCCCACGCAGCTCCGGCCGGTGCCGAAGAAGGCCGCGGGCGACGACGAGGTGAGTTCGTGAGCCGGGTTCTGGTTGCCATCGGGGGCGCGCTCCTTCTCACTGCCGTCATTTCCGCTTTGACGTTTTGGTCAGAGCACTTGTGCGCTCATTGCGCTTCCTGTCCGTCGGTAGCTCCCGTCGCCGCGACGGCCCCCCCGGGTTCCGCTTCGGCCGAAAGCCCCTCTCTCGGCGACTTCCCGCCGCGCATCGTCCACCGGATACCGTGAGCCACGCGAAGACAGGCAAAGCCACGCTGGCCCTGCTCATCCGCGAGGCCCGGCGGGAGTGGGGCCGGGTGCGCCTCGCCGAACTGCGCCCCCGGTGGCGGGCCCGGCTCGTGGAGCTGAGAGCCGCGCGCGAGCGGCCGAACGAGGGTAATACCGCGTGGCAGCGCGAGGCGGAACGCCTGGCCGGGCCCGCCGCGTGATTGCCTGGCCGCTCCTGTTCGCCCTCACGATGCCCCCAGAAGCGCCGGCCGACCGGGAGGCTCGTGTAGCCCTGATTCGTGAGAGCGCCGCGGAGGCGGCCCGGCAGGAGGGCGTGCGGGGTCTCCCGGTGCCGGTCGAATCCTTCCGCCGACTCCTCTGGGTCATCGGCCGGACTGAGTCGGGCGACTGGTCGCTCGCCGTACATGCCGGGCAGCCGGGGCGCGGCGGGGCGCTCTGCCTTTGGCAGATTGACCCGGGGGCATTCGGCGTCGTGCGCAAGATCATGGCCGAGGGGCCGCTTGTCGGGACCGACGCGGCCGCGACTTCTCGCTGCGCTCGAACGGGAGCCCGCGTCCTCGCCGTCTCGCTCAAGTATTGTTGGAAGCGCGGCTGGCGTACCCACTGGATGGCCGCCGCCAGTATGAAGTATGGGACGAAGCGGTCGTGTCGTCCTGCTGTGTGGGCGCGAAAGCGAGCCAACCGCGCGCGGGAGATGCCAGGCAGATAGGGGGCTATCTGCCACCCGCCGGATTCGAGCGGCGATGAGGTAATCAACCCCGCCCTAAAGGACGGGGTTTCCGCCCCGGAGAACCGATGAGCGGCCGAGAGCCTTCACGGTCCCGGACCTGATTCTATGGCCATGACCATGTGGCCGATCACTTCGCCGCTGAACTTCTTCCAAGCCTCGAAGTCGCATCGCGACACGTGGAGATCGCCCCCCATCGTCCAGCAGGCCGGATACTTCCCGCCCGGAAAGGTGAAGTCCACCGCACCCGCAAGAGGTTCCCGCCATCCGCTTCGGAGCGGCGTTCCCTTGATGTTTTTCTCGTCGCTCTCCCATCGTTCTTTGGGGCCAAAACAGTTCCCGTGCCAGCCAGTGATCGTGATGCCGGGCCATTTTGCGACCGCGGCTTCGACCGCGGCCCACTTACGCCGTCTCGCATCGGCGTGGTATTCCTTCTCGGCCTCGACGCATTCAGGCGAGCAGTAGATCCACTCTCCGATCACCACCGTCGTCGCTCGCGAGTCCTCGTCCTCGTCTTCTTCGTCGTCGTAGCCGTTTGGATCCCAGCCTTCGAGCGAGACTCGCCGCTCGCACCTTGGCGCGTGACACCCGAACCACCACCCGGCTTCGAGCTGCGCTTGCCAGAGCGAGCGCCCGCGGAGATCGTCGAAGTCGGGGTCGCGCTTGACGGTCACCTCGTCGGCGCATAGCCCAAACGCGCTCGCTCCTTCGCGAGCCGCCTCGAAATGGTTTCGCGCGTAGACGATGTCCTCCTGCTCTTCGTCGAGGCTCGACACCTTCCAGGCGCGTGGCATCTGCGAAAGCTCTTTACGAGACCATTGGGTAGCCATCACCCACTCCCGTCCCGCGCAGCGCGGGCCTGCCTCCGCCGCTCACACCGAAGTCGCCCAAGTTGGGCGTGCAGCTCCCGCCGGCACGCCCATACGTCACCGTCGGGGTGAGCCGTGTGACAGAAGTCACATTGTGCGGGGCTCATGTCGTGCGACCGGGCATAATCGCGTTGCTTCTCGCGCTCGTTCAGCAGCTCGGTCTGCTTCGCCAGTGGCGGCGAAATCGCAATCAGCGCGGCCAATCGCTCCCGCTCTTCGGACTCGGCGAGCAGGCGGGGGAGGGCGTTTACGGCAGCAACCTCCAGCGCCGCCTCCTGTTCGCGCTCCATCTTTTCGCCGAACTTGTAGTCAAGCCCGCCCCCGGCGAACCGCACTTCATGGGCGTCCCAGTCGTAAACACGAGGGAAGTGCCCCGGCGTAGCGCAACGAGCGTATATGCGCTGTAGTTGCGCCCGCTCTTCCGCTGTCAGGGGCGGGAGATTCGACGAGCCGGATTCCTCCTTCAACGTATCCATCCAGTCTCGCCCGATCCGATCTTGTACTCTTCCCAATCGGACCTCGCGCTGGACACGTTGTCGTTGCGTCCGCAAGCCGGACACGGGCGACGGATAGTTAGCACGAACCCGCTCGGCTCAACAGCCGCCAGCTTGGAGTGAGATCGGAACACCGTGCCGCATCGACACATGCAGGTGCTCTCCGAGAGCCCATCGAAAACGGACCAATCGATCACGCGGGGTCCTTGGTTGCGGCAGGGGGTGCCGATTGGTTCTCGGACGACGCACGGGGGCTCACGCCCTGACACGGCCCAGTTGTCGCCTGCCGGTCACCACCCGGGGGGAAGCCAACGATCGCAGCGTCAGACCCCATTCTTTTCCATGCGGGCCCGGATTGCAAGGTCTCCTTCACTGCGCCCGCCCAGTCTCGTCCAGTTGATGTTCCGCGAGTTCATGGCAGCGGCGACACGGATCCCCGGGACCGAACGGATACCCGGGGCGGTAGCTCCCGCACGCCGCGCAGGTGCATTGCTCGTTCGTCGCGGTCGCGTTGTACCGACCGGACGAGACTGGCGCTGCTTCCTTCAACGTGCCCGTCCAGTCTTCCGCTTCTTGGTCTTGGCCGGCCGAATCCGCTCAGTGTCGAGTCCCGCAACAATCGTGTCGAGCGCGATGGTTGCATTCCCAAGGTGCCGACAAAGCTCTGACTGGATTTCGCCATCCGAGAGCCGGATCGCATCAGCCCATGCCTGCTCGACCGTACCGCGCAGAGCACGCATCTTCATTCTGGTCAGTGGCCGCTTAGCCGGGTTAGTTTTGTTGGACTTCATGGGGCGGCTCCTAGGGACGCCGGAGCCATCTCGCTTGCGTCCACATCCTCCGCAGGTTCGGCTTCCGCGAACAACCCTTGCTGTGTCGACTCCTCAACATCGAGATGCTCTGGGGTTGCAGCGTCGAGATTCAGTACCGCCTGACGATAATATGAGGGCTTGAGTTCGACCCCGAGCCCGCGGCGCCCCGTGTTCACCGCGCCATAGACTTCCGAGCCTACGCCCATGAAGGGCGTGAATACCGCCTCACCAGGATTGCTCCAAAGCTGGACGCACCGCTCGATCACGTCGAGCTGCAGCGGGTGGACATGCTTCTCGTCCTCCGGATCCTTCGAGTCGCGAAACGGCAACACGCGCTCGAGTCGCACGTCGTCCCAGAACGCGGAGGCGTACTGCCGCCACACCCATTGCGAATACTTGTTTTCCGTCTGAGCACCCTTCCACCCGCGAAACTTCATCACGGCCGCAGGGGGCTCACGAGCCCCGGCGTACGACATGAACCCGGTCGGGTGCGCGACAGGCACCGGATTGGTCCCGTGCTTCCGAAAGACCAGCAGGTAGTCGGCGGCGGCGGCGGAACAGCGCGTAGAGTCGTCCACGGAAGTCCGATGACGGAGCGTTTTGGCGAGAGTGCGGATGTAGACCACGAACGGATCCTTCCACACGCAATACCGTGCAACGAAGTCCCACCCGAGGCGCTCGTGAAGCCGGATCACGTCCCCGGAGAAGTCTCTCATGTGGTCGCGCCCGGTGTTGCCGCTCGGGATGTCCGTACAATGAACCGCCGTCATCCGTCCCGGCATCGTGAGCCGGTGCAGTCCTTGCACGATGAAGCCGTAGTGTTCGAGAAACTCGTCGTAGGTCCGACAGTTCGACACGTCGCGGTCGGAGCTGGAGTAAACGTACAGGCCCGCGAATGGAGGACTGTAGATCGACAGATGCACTCTGTCCGGCGGGAGTGTCGCCATGACTTCGACGCAATCGCCGCACCAGACGCCATACGTATCTGTCATCCTTTGATCGGTCACAGCCATGATGGGCACTCCTCCTGTTTCTCAAAAACGCGACGCGGCTCGACATGCATTGCGTCTCGCATGTGGCCGATAATCGAATCGAACATCTTCTCTGCGCGCTCCGACTTCCGCTGGAAGTTTGCGAGCACTCCTGACTCGCCTTCCGCGATGATGTGATCGACTATCACCTCGCAAGTCTGGCCGAAGCGCCACATCCGGCGCACGGACTGGTAATGCATCTCGAAGGAATGCGACGCGAACGTTGTCATGTGCGCGCAGTGTTGGAAATTGAGTCCCCATGCGCCAACGATAGGCTTGGTCACCAGTACCCGAGCCTTGCCCTCGACGAACGCCAGGAACTTCTCTTCCTTCTCGTCGTCGGAGTCGCGACCCGAGACCTGGATTGAATCGGGGACGAGCTTTTCCAGAAGATCGCCCTCGTCGTTCAGGTGACACCACATGATCGCAGGCTTCCCCAAGCCGTTGACGAGCGATGCGGCCATCTCGCAGCGCTGCGAGAGCGTGGCTCTGCGCTCCTGGCGCTCCTCAGCAAGCCCTATCGCGGGCAAAGCGAAGAGCATCCCCTCCCGAGGAGGGGACCGAACGATATGCGTGCGCTCCGTGAGCGGAGGCAGCACGAACGCCCCGTCCTCGAACCCGAGATCGCTCGGTTTGCGGATAGCGCGCGCCCACGACGCGACCCATCGCCAGAACGGCACCTCGGCGTGCCCCTTGAACCGCCATTGCGGAGAGCCGCCACCTTGGGACGCCCATGCGCGTTGAAGACTCGCATTGTTCCGGTCGTTCTTAAAAAACCGGGTAAGCATGTCCATGAAGCCCATCTGCCCGAGCGCCTCAGCACTGTTGCCGAGCTCGACGTAATCGTTTGGCGCAGCCGTCGCGGTGCAGAGCAGACGATACGGGCGCGTGCGCATGAACTCGACGATCGCCGCGCGCGTCGTGCCCTCGAAGGATTTCAAGATCGAAGCTTCGTCGCAGACAACGCCGGCAAAATCGTCGGGCCGGAAGTGGTGCAGCCGCTCGTAGTTCGTAACGACGATGTTGACGCCCTGTGGTAGTTCGCCCGCAACCGAACGCACGCACTCGATACCGAACTTCTCGCCCTCGCGAATCGTTTGC